ATCTTCAACACCGGCTGCAGATATCTTTGCGGTATTAAAGGAAAGTAGATCTGTACCACCGTCGTTAGTACCAACCGCATCAATGTTATCAAGTTTATATGATATTTCATAATCTGTCACTTCTTGTCCTTCTATATGATCAAAAGCAACAGTAGCTCTAACAGCTACCCCAGAACTTTGTTCTCTGTATAAAGACTCTGTTACCTCTAAACCAGATACTTTTCTTATAGGCAATCTTGCAATATTAACATTTTTCTCAACAAAAGGACTAGTTCTTCTCTGATTATTAATATTACGAGCTCTTACAGAAATCAGACCCTCTCCTACGTCTGGTATGGTGAAGTCATCTGTCAAAAATACTCTGTCATAATCTGAACTTATCAACAAGTCATAAACACCGTTATTAGCTAATCTAAAGTTTCCGGGATAAGTAGCTTCATCATAATCTAGTGTACAAGTATTTGCAGATACGTTGTTTATGATACCCACTGGATTAGGAGAAATGTTAACTAATGCAACAGAGGTTAAGTTATTTGTGGGAGTGGATGCAAGTTCTATTCTATATATAGAATTAGCTGTTAAAGCTGCATTATAAGTAGGAGAGGCAGGATCATAACTAGTGTTTGCGACAGGAAACACTACTCCAGGCTGTGTTTGGACATTATCACCCATCTCAATTGCAGGAACAGTATAGTGATCTATTTCAATTACATAAGAACTATCTCCAGATTGTATTGAGTACTGAACATTATCACGAAGAGTAGAATTTTTATTAAGAGTGAATTGACCAGATGATTTTTCTACTCCGTCAATATATAGTCTGATAAAATTCTGATCTCTAACTCGCACAGGTAGATCAATATTTTCAATAGAACCTGCTGTGCCTACAAATGTGTTTTGAAATCTAATTTCTTTTTGTGTGCCGCTAACGTAAAAAGAGTTGTTAGCATAGAATCTAGAGTCTAAAAGCTGTGTTATGTTGACATAAAAAGGTGCAGGAGGGAGCAAATCAATCATATAGGTAGAACCAGTTAACACATTTTCAATATCTAAAGTATCTGATGTTTTATCAAAAGTAACAATATTAGCAGATACTGCGACTAGATCACTTGCAAATCCAACAAAATTCTTCTCACTGGTTACAGATATTTTTTCTTTTAACGGAACAGTAATATGATCAGTTCCTTTAAGATTTAAAAAAGCTCCATCATTAACTTCTAGAACATGTTTATTGAAGTTTACATCATGAGCTACATTTAATCCTTCAATAGTAAGTCTAACATTACTAGTACCATCTCCATTATCAACACTAACAAACCCATTACATAATAATTTGATATCTCCAGCAAAACTTTGAAAACCGTTTTTACCTGTTAATACGCAAGGATTTGTGCCGTCGACTAAAAGGCTAGAGTTATTGACAGTTAAATTAAGCACACTCTGATGAGAATTATTTACTAGTGTTGATCCAATTGGTTGTGCAACAAAATACTCAGTAGTAAAAGCTTGTTGATATCCTAATCTATCAGTTTGATTATTGATTATTATGTCGTATACTACGGATCCATCAAGTCTTCTTCGCGGATTAGATTTAAGAGTAAATAAAGGACTTGGAGGGGCTGAAAAACCGCTCTCAATATCAATATAGGCAGTAGGAGTATAGTCAATAAATGTATCAGAATCAGTATAAACATTTGAAATATACTCTTTAGCCATAAGAGTGATTTCTTCTGATTCTGTTTCTCGCTCAATATTTGAGACTGTAAAGAGCTTACCTGCCTTATTAGTATAGATATTACCAGGATTCTCCCACTCACCAATACTCCATAAGTCGCCTTTTTTAGGAACGTTGTTTGAAGTAAAAGTTGTAAATGAGTCAATAGACTTAGTAATAGGATTATATCTTCCAGTTACTGTTACATTAGCTTGATCAAACCCAAGTGAAATATTATCAGTCGATGTCAATAAAAAGTTAGTATTACTTAGAATATATAAGTCTACTCTATCATCATCAGTGCTTATAACTCTCATAGCCAGAGGATAAGTATTTGTAGTAAATGTTGAATTAGTTAGAGAAGGGTTGGTAAAATGTTCTAATAACACGTTGGATTGGTCTGTAGCAGTAGAGGAATTTGCCAACACTTTACCACCAAAACCATAATTAATACCCGTCATATTCTGAGAAATAGAAACAATATCACCAGGAGCTAAGTTCAAAGCCTCAGTGGACGTTTTAAACGCTACAACTCGCCTTAAATACTTAGAAGCAGCAATTTGATACTGAGCAAATCTTAAAGCTTGACTTCTTCTAGTTACTCCTGCTAAATCAAGAGACGCTATATTTTCAATTACCGAACGATCACTACTGAATAAAGTTCCAGAAGTATCTTGTGTGTCAATACGAGCTACTTCTCTTTTATAGTGGTTAGTAGGTTCAATATAGCTCACATCTACTCCAGTAAGTAAATCACTCTCTCTTCCACCACTTATCTCAAAAGAACCTTGTTTAATGTTGGTTTCGTTAAATACCATGACGGGTAACTGGTCAGGCATATCAACAGCAAGGGATATTTTGCCAAAAGAATGTACAATAGTGCCTCTAAAAGATGCCGCTAGAGAATTTAAAACCTCAATAGTTGGTTGTTGATCCGAAATGATAGTATCACAAATAAAACGTCTTTCTAATACTGAAGTACCATTTGGAATACCGACTAAAGTTTCTCGGACACTAGTAAACTGGCCTCGTGGCTTATACCTAAAAGAGCCATCAGCTTGTCCAGCTACACCTTCAAATCTACCAGTAACAGCATTACAAGCATCGCAATACTGAGCTACTTGATAAAACTTATATTTATCAATATTATCTTCAGGTATACCCAAACCATAAGAAGTGTTAGTTAAAATGTCATAAATAACCCAAACAGGGTTTTGAGTCCAAGAATATACAAAAGTACCATCCCAGGTACCTATGTAAATTTGGGGATTAGCAGTAGTAGATATAGTAGAAGAAGACGTTGCAGGATCAAAAACACCAGCTTGAACAATCCAAGAAGTTGATGATAGGCTAGTAGAAATTACTGGTGAGTCTCCATTTTCAATAACCGTGGGTTCCGTTATGCCAGTAGTGGTAGTCGAGAGAATATTACTGTTATAAGAGCTGGCACCAAACAAAACTTGAAGACCACACCAGCCAACAGTTTCACCGTCCAAATTGATACGAACAAGATCTCCTGCTGATAAAGTTAGTGAACCCGTTTCTCTCGTCCAACCATCTATACCTTGAGAATTAATTGAGTGAGTAGCCTGTAGAGAACCATTTACATAAAACTCAAAAGTGCCTGTTTTTGCATAAGTAGCATGATAGAATGATACCTGATAGTTGTAAGTTCCGCTATGAGAAACTTTAAAGTTTCCATCAAACTGTCCGTTAGTACCATTATCACCCCATGTCAGTATATTAAAGATCCTATCATTAGTGTTGATAGAAGGATAGATATTATATTGCGGATAGGCAGCTCTAAGGTTTACATTAGTAACAATATTAAAGTCATAGGCAGAGGCTACAATACTTGCACTAGAGGTGCCTGTACCTGTTGTGTTCAGACCAATTTCTGCATCAAACCCACTTGTATTGTTATTTGTAATAGTTAGTGTATAAGGATTACTTCCTGTAATGGTTACATCAATTCCTAGACTAAATAAATCAGTTTGATCGCCGGTGCCTGATGTTTGTTGGTAAGAAACAGCAGGTTTTTGTAACTGATAACCATTAGTAGTATAACCATAAGTACCTGTTTCAGGTAACTCTAGCTGTCTCCAGTCGATTTGTCCATCTGCAATAATTGGCTGATTATAGTTAGAAGGGACTTTTACCAGCAATCCTTTAACAAGAGAACTCATCTGAGGAACACCACCAGTATGCTCATTAATAGCTTTTAAAGCGTATCCTACTAATGCTGTTCTAGGAAATGTTTGAGGAGTGTTTTCAACTTCAAACCACCCTGCTGCCTGAACTTGTGCTTGTACTTTTGAATCATTTGATTCATCAGACGTTTTTTCAACAGTAAATCTATATCCAGCATCAGACTTTGAATCTTCTGGTATCTCAAAGTTAATAATTCTTTTGTATGGTGTAGTGGTTTTACCGTTAATAGTAACTTTTTTAGGATCACCGATTTGAGTAGCACCAGTGCTATCGAACATAGTCACAGTAACATCTATAGAATGTGGATTAACATTACCTTTATCATCTTGTTTCTGTAAAACCTGAACTACAAGAATTATGTTAATCTCATCCCAAGCTCTAGCACTAGTTTCTTGTTGAAAAATTCTAGACTGTGGAATACCATCGATATTACCTTTTTTAAGGGTAACTGGAGATGCGAATTGCTGTGGAACAACAGTTTGTTGTCCGAATTTGTTCATTACACTTTGAGAAACGGTTCCAGTACGAGATAATGTTTTAAAAAAATCTGTATTTTCTGCACCGTCTCCATCAATGTTTAATAAATCATTGATAGAATTTTCGCTAATTTCAATGTCCTGGGGTCCATTAGGGTTAATCCTATACATAGGACCTTCACCCAATGCAGTAAGTAAGAATAGAATGTCCGTGGAAAATAAAGAGTTAGGTTCCTCTTTATATCCACCGCTACTACCACCACCAAAAGCACCACGAATAACTGGAACTTTTTTATTATCATGCTCTGTGAAATAACGTCTCATGAAGTGAACCTCGACTGCACAGTAATAGTATCATCTTTACCATGATCAACCGTATCTAAATAACCACTTATAAGTTGACCTGCAACTCGATGCATACCGTATACTAAAGGTATTGGAGTGCCGCTATTAACTGTATTCTGTAATCCTCCAAACATATCGTTCTGCCTTATATTTTGATCTGTTTCTTTTATTTTTTGACGTTGTGTAAATAAAGAAGTAACTAGAGCTAGACCAATGTTAACACCTAGAGTTTGAGCAAGACCACCACCTA